GATATTACCCAGCAGCGCGCTCAGGCGGCGGCGGACAAACTGGTTGCCGAAGGCTATCGCGCCGTTGGCTATTGATTTGATGTCACCAACGGGGAAGAGGTGGCGCGCGCCATCGCGCAAATTGAGAAGGAAGTTGGGGCCTCCAAAGACAAATGCTGGAAAAGAGTATTGTGAAATGCTCAAGTATCTAGGACAGTGCCAAAGAGGAGCAACAGAAGCTTGGGGAGTCCAACAACATGATAGATTCACAGTATCAGGTTTATGGATTAATCCAGCAGAGGCATATCTCAAATCATTTGAACTGACAGGCAACCATGCTATTCTCAAGAAAGCAGTTGAGGAATGTAAGTGGCAACATACAGTCTTTGAGCCAGTTGTTCTTGGACCTGAATATTGGGATAGATACCAAGCAGAATTGGAAGAGCCTAATCAACCATATCATAGTGACATAGCAAAGGATGTTCCAGTATGGTCACAAGATAGAGTAATGCAAGAAGCAAACTTTGGACTAGAACCAAACAAGGGAATATGTGATCTCAATTACATATCAGAAATCTCCAGAAAATTCCTTGGTTGTGAACCATTAGTAAACCCAATAATCATTCATGGTAATGTCATAGAAACTCAGAACGATGTCGAGGACAAGTGGAAACAATACAAACTGGATGACGGAGCAGCTCAAGCTGAAGAAATCAGAAAACAGAAATTCCAAGAAAAGTGGGAGCAACTATTCAAGTGACTCCACTTCAATTTTTTATTATCATACTTGTAATACTTGTTTTTACAATTGGATATCTACAATGGATTGAAGCTGTAACACCAGATGAATTGATATGGGTAGGAGGAGACAAGGGAATCAGACAAGTCTCAATTTACTATGTAGATAATATTTTCGTTTGTAGTTTTGAAACATTAGGATATGAAATCAAGGGATGTTATAGAGGAAATTTTGACCACATTGAATTACGAAAAGATTCTGTAAATAATTGGGCAACTCAGGGATGTACTGTAAAACAACATGAGATTCTTCACGCTTGGGGGATAGGTCATGGAACAGAAATGGCAAAGTTCAACTGTGATAACCCAAATGAACCAGACTACAACAAGTATCAATTTAATTCAACTAATATCACACATAAGGATTTGACAGATGATCATAGAGTAGTGTTTGAACCAGATCCAAGAATGATAATATGGAGATAATCATGAGTGATTTTATTTCTGTTAGACTATATGGAAGTGAATCAGTCAAAGGTGCTTTTACAATTAGAAAGAAAGACGAGATATTTTTGAGAAAAATTTTGGTAATGCTGGAGATGCATACAGATGAGAGATAGTACAATTATAGTCATCGGATTCTTGCCCCTCTCGGACATTGAGCAGTTTCATAACTTGCTCACCGAATCCGATGGCAACGTTTTTTTGATACCATACAAAGAGATTATCTAGAATGCAACTCCTTTGTGCCATTGAAAAAGGAAACATCCAGAAGGATGGGGATGTTGTACTAGAAGCCCAGTACGAGTTAGAAAAGCAGCGTGGAGTGTGGAACAAAGACAAGCTAAAGTGGTGGGTGAAAGGTCAACACAAAGAAGAAATTTTTGATGAATCCAGGGAAGTATTTCTAAGAAAAGTTTTCAATCTTGCATTCACCGAAGTAGACATTGAGATTCCTATCATATTTATCATGGCAGACTCGGAAGAGGATGCAGACATTGTTATAGAATTTACAAAGAGAAAGGATGCACAATACCATTCCACTAACACCAACGTACTAGCATATGCAGGATATGCAGATGGTGCTCTCAAGGGAATCATGGTAATATTCACAGATTGGCAGTGGAATGTATCTGGCAATCTCAACATTATATCTGTAATAATTCATGAGTTGCTACACATCTTGGGAAGACCACACTCTGAAAGAAAACTCTGGAAGGATATCATGGATCCCTCCATCAATTCTAAAATCAGGGAACTATCTGACTGGGATATTAAAGGTCTAACTACAGCTTATGGTGAGAGAGTGTACAGCACTGATACAGGCCATGACAGACTTGAAAAAGCTAACAGACATCAGAAAGAGAGACTGATGGTTGAAGGTCTACTCCCATACAAAGCGTAGAGTAATAAATAATCCAAGTTAAATAAGTAAATTTCACTTGTGAAATCATGGACTGGAAGCAAAGATGTTCCAAAATTCTATCTGTCTTCTTTTATGGTTATGGTGCATCAATTGCACCTGTAGGTGCATTTATCAGTGCAACTGATCCCGTAAACTTTACATTATACAACCTTGTAGTGTATCCAGCCTTGGGCGGATTCATTCTTATATTTCCACAGTTAGGAAAGATCTTCGGAGAGATTGCTAATGATAGAAAAAATTAAAGCTACCTTGGATAGAATCCTGCCAGAAGCCAAATACTCTAGTGGTAAAAAAACATCGTGCCTTCTCTACAGATGCTTCAATGTTTTAGATCCCTTGGATGACTGAAACCCTTTTAACTAATTGTTATAATGAGAAACCATGGGTAAAAAGAAACCAAAGTCAGAGAAACTTGAATCGTCTACTGAAACTGAAGTAGAATCCACAGAGAGCACTACTGTCGCCTTTCAGGAGGAAGGAATTCCCATCTCATCTGTAGAAGCAACACCAGAACCTGAACCTCCTAAACCAGCACCACCAAAAAAATTCACTGGTCCAACAATCAAATTCAAAGAATCAGATCTAACTGCTGGAGGGCATGTAATCATAAACTGTACGGATGACAAAACTCCCTTGAACAAAGCCCAGATTCTAAAAATCACATCAGGTGAAACAACCTACATCTATAGAAGAGTTCTCTAAAAAATTACCATTAAAATACTTTTTAACTTAGTTAGATAACTTGTAAAATGTGACTGTAGTTACGGTAACTCCTGTAAATTCCTCCGCTAAAAGGTTACAGGTCTATTCATTTTTTGAAGATACGGCAATTCTAGTGGATAATGATAATTTTGAAACTCTAGATACAGATACTCAGGTGTTTGTATTTGATAAGAGAAATTTTTCTAGCGTGTTAATGGAAATATTCAATTCTGGTGCTACTAATTCCTTGGATTATGAGTTCTCAGGACATCCTGAGGAATCAGATACCCCACCAACAATCACAGAACCGCCTGAAAAATGGCATGTCTTCCAGACTGGAACTGGCACTCTTACACCCAAAACAAATGTTGCAAAGTGGATTGATGACAACTGGGCATGGATTATGATTCGTGTCAAAAGAACATCATCACCAAATGATACAACAGTTGATATCAATATTAGAGAAACAAGGCCATCAGGTGGACGATAAGTGTCCGCACAATCTGGCTCTCTTAATCTGAATGATGCTATCGATGCACTATCAAATGTTTTCATAAGTAATCCCATACTTGATGAAGTTCTTGCATTTGATACAGCAGACAGCCTCTGGAAGAACAAAGCAAATCCTGCTGGTGGGGAAGCAAACACATCCAGCAACGTTGGAACAGGAGAGGGACTAGCACTTGCAAAGGTTGGAGTAGACCTGCCATTCAAGTCACTAATTGGGGAAGCTAACAGAATTATTCTTACAGGAAATGCCAATGATGTTACCTTTACACTTGGCTCTGAAGTTGTACTGAATGTTCAAAATAATAACTTTGGTGCTTTCTTTCAAGACTTTGGAGAGATTGCAGTTCCAGCAAATCCAGCAATTAATGTAAGGAGACTATTTGTTGACTCTGCCACAGGTGAACTATCTGTAAGAACAAATGCAGGTGCAACAGTATCCTTAGAAGCAGGCGGTGGTGAAGTCTTCACATGGAGTGCCAACCATGATGCTAATGGATTCGCTTTAGAAGATGCGAGATTTGCAGATGATATTGATAACACAAAGATAATCGATTTGAATCTTGTCGGAATGACAACTGGCATAACTGCAATTCTTGACTTTAATTTCACAACTGCAAAAACAATCACATTCCCTGACGCTACTACTACGATGGTAGGAACTGGAATTGCTAACCAACTTACCGATACTGAATTGACTTCTGGTGTCTTTGCCAAGATAACAGGACTGGGAGTACAATCACAGACTCTTGACATGGGTAATAATCAGCTTACTATGGGAACGGGATTAATACTATTTGGTACTGGTGAATCAATCGGGATGGAATTTAATGACATGGTATTTGATATAACTGGTGGCGATGAATTTCTCTTTGATATTGGGAGTGTAAACCAATACACATTTACTGCATCACAATTGTTAATGCAAGGAAATAATCTGGTTATGGGGTCAGGTGTAATTTCATTTGCAGCAAACGAATCAATAGGAATAGAGAGTGGCGATATGATCTTTGATATTCCTACAACCGACTTCTTTAGTTTTGATATTGCAACGGTGCCAGAATATCAATTTGATGCATCAGCACTGACAATGAATAATAATAATCTCATTATGGGAACGGGAGAAATCACTGTAACATCTGGAGCAGTGGGTGATATCTTTAAGCATGATGCAACTGGCTTTGTTAGATTTGCTAGAGGAACAAGTCTTCAAGTTCTAAGGGTTAATGTAGGAGGAACCGACCTAGAGTATGCAACTATTGCTGCTGGGGGAGATATGGTTCTTGTAGATGCACAAACCAACACAGGTATCAAGACTTTCTTAGATACTACAATGAAACTTAGAAACGTTGCAAATACTTTTGATGCTTTCTTTGTCAACACTGTAACTGCTGAGCGAATCTACACTTTACCTGACTTTGCTGGAACTGTGCTGGTTTCTGGAAATGCCCAAATCGTAACAGGTGATATTAGTGCAACGGCAGCAATAGTGGAAACTCAATTAAGTGTAGCCGTAGGGGGAGCAGGAACTGTATTAACAAGCAATGGTGTTGGAGTAGCACCAACCTATCAAGCAGGCGGAGCTGGAGATATGATACTTGCCTCTGTTCAAACATCAACAGGAAAAAAGACGTTTGCTGCTGATGCAACGCTTGCAGGATTTAATCTAAATAATCAAGTACCATCGGCTCCAGTTGCAGGAGATATTTGGAGAGCCACTGATAATCTAACATACCGAAACAATGCTGGAAGTGCTGACATCATAATATCCACAGACACAAACACTCTAACACTTCTCAACAAGACTTTAACGACTCCAACTATTGGAGATTTATCCAACATGACTCACGACCATTCCAATGCTGCAGGGGGTGCAAACCTTACCAACACAGCTCTCACTTCAGGTGTCTTTGCTGCAATCACTGGAATAGGAGTGCAAACTCAAACCTTAGATATGGCTCAACAAGTCATAGACTTTTCAACTGATGGACATACGATAACAGCAGCAGCAACAAATCTGACAATAGATGCAAGTGTAGCTACTGATTCAATAATATTAACAACTGGTGGAGCACAGAGATTCGCAGTCAATAGTCTTGGTGTAAGTATCTCACAAACTTTACTTCTGGCACAAAATAATATTAGTTGGGCAACTGATGGACATTCAATAGTTCCAACTGCAACAGCATTAACAATAGATGCTGGTGCTGCAACTGATACTATTGATTTACAGACTGGCGGAGTTAGCAGATTATTAGTAAATGGTTCTATTGATGTTACGCTTGCCACCAATAATCTGATCCTAACAGCAGGATTCTTGCAATTCTCGGATGTCAATACAACAATCACAGATGCAGCAGGAATTATGCAGTATGATGTAGCAAGTACCTTCTCTCATGATTGGAGAATCAATAATACGATAGAGGCTCAACTGACTGCTACAATAATGAACCTGCCTAATGCAGTCTTCCAAGAGGCAGGAGTTCCTATCTCTCCTATTGGTTTGCATGACATGTACTTTGATGGTGGCTCATTTATTTCAGTAGATGCTGGAACAAAAGCAGAAGTATTAATCGGCACCACTACAAACAGAAAAGGAATTTTGGCAGTACCATTTGCCACTAGTGTTGATACTTTTGCCACTATCAAAATCATTCCACCAAGAAATTACAATAACGGTACAATTACTGTTGTAATTCATTGGACACCAGAGACAAACGGAACTGGCAATGTACTATGGGGTGTCAGTGCTGTTGCAGCAGGAGATGGTGACGATTTAACTGCTGTAGGATTAAACTACGGTTCAGAAATCCAGCCAGCAGCAGATGCAGGAACTAACGTTGGAATTGAACAAATTACTGCAAGAACAACTGCCATAACCATTGCAAACACACCAGCAGATGGGGATGCAATTTATCTCAAAGTAAGAAGAAATGGTGTGAGTGGCTCAGATACTTTCACACAAGGAGCACATTTGTTAGGAATTTCAGTAGAATTCAGCCTTGATGCGGCAGTTGCAGCCTAATGAAAGTATTCATCCAATGGGCAACAGATCCTAAATCGGAACCAGAAGAATTTGATTCATCTGACTGGAACAACTTACCAAAAAAACCAGAGCCAGCAGGTCCACAAACTATTGACAATGTAAAAGGATGGGTTCAGTCCCTTAGTTGTATGGGAATTACATTCAAAGCAGATCATTATTCAATATCTGAAAATCTCAGAGGATACCCCGCTGGAACTATCAAAATAACATTCTGGAATGACTCAGGAGATGATGAAGATAACATACATGCTGGAGTATGGATTATGCAAGATATGAAACTCAGAGAGATTGAAGGTATTAAGAAATGGGTTCCTAATCTGTACGAAGAAAGATACTATTCACCAAATGTACAAAAGAAAATGAAAGATGATGGAATTACGCCAATTTTTTGTAGCGGAAGACTGGTAAAGTTACATAACTATTCTGATTTCATACCTCCAGATGAATCCATTACCAAACATGGTGTTTTGATTAGTGAATCACTTCTTGCCGAATATGAATTGCAAAAAGATCATCTCTACAGGGAGTGGGTCTGATGGTACAATTATTTGAGCCAGAAGGACAAGGTGCAGCAGATTCAAATATCACAGCAGGAAATGACTCTAACGAAGAAGCACCAGTAACAAGAACAGACACCACTGTTATTTCATATACAATTGGTGGCGGAATCACAGATAGAAACGATGTAACATGGGCATCTCCACAACTAAATAATGCAGATATGCCAAATGGAATTTATCGAGCTGGAGTTGAAGTATCAGCTATTGGTGCAAATTCTAGTTACAAGGTTCAGATTTCTCGTTATCAATCTGGTGATGTAAGGGATGAAATACTCAGCACATCGTCTTCCCAAAGTTCTACTGGTCCATTTATCCATAATCCTACAGTGGATCCAGCAGCAGGAGCAACAGGTGACAGGATAGTTATGGAAATTCTTTCCTCCAGAACTGCAAACCACGGAAATGAAACATTTACTTTTGTTGTAAATGATGCGGATTCACTAATTGAAGTCCCGTTTGATGCACCTGTAGCAGGTGCAGAATTCACTCCATTAATCCAAAATTCAGACATGCAAATGTAACTTATAAAACCAAGCAAGTCCTAGTCCTCCTATGGGACTTTGGAGTTCACTAAAGAATCTATTCAAGCGAGATCCAGCAGTTGATCCAGTTAGAGGAAAGCCTGGAGGTCACTGGCGCTACAAACCTGACGGTGTAACCAAATATCCAATAGACTAGCAAACTTAATTTAGTGCCCCATGTACCCCTTATCATGGTTTGTGAACATTACAGTCTGATTCTTGCCAACAAAAAGGGAGACTTTAAAGATCCATTGATACTACTCTACATCTGCCTAGCATGCGGAACTCCTCAGCTAGTGTATCCAATAGGCCACTTTGAGAGCAACAAGGTTGCAAAAGCACAACTACTCAAGATGGCAAAAGAGATTGAGTTACCATCTCTGAATCGAAAACAAAAAAGAGAGTTGGTAAAGAAATACTCTCCTACTTCTTCTTAGTTTTTTTAGTAACAGGAACTAGTTCCTCAATTAATGGAAGAATGTGATCCAAATACCATTGTGTCTTTTCAAGTGCAGTGGCTGCTCTCTCAACTCCTTCAGGATTCTCTGCTTTTATGGCTACTACAAGCCTGTTTTTGTAGTCTACGAGTGCTGCCTCATACTTTTCCTTCTGTACACCTATCCAAATGTCAATTTTCATCTCAGTTACCAATGTGCCCATCGACTTAAATAAGTATCTCTTGTTAATAAAGACTAGCAAACTTAATTTAGTGCCCATTGTACACTATTGTATGGCTACGTGTAAAGGAATCTGCCACAGAATGGATAAAGTATCAATGACCAGTCCCATTAAGTGGCCTAAATGCAAACAATGTGAATACAAATTCAATGTAGACGGACCAAACTGCCCATGTTGTGGAGGAAAACTATCATTTAGAAGTAAGCATAGGAAAAGATACGTGCCCTAACCTAAGTCTCTTTTACAGTAACAATTACAATATCCTGCACATAATCAATTCTTTCATTTCTTCTTAACCCTACACTTTACAAACTTGAATGTGATCGTAGTTATTGTTGCACCATCTACCTCATAGGTGTCTTTGTCTTCCATAGATGTAAACACTTTCTTGTTGGCAACTACTTTAGAGATTTTAGAGAGTATCTCTTCATCGGTAAAATACACTGCATTAGTCAAGTCAGGTTCCATCACAGTATCTACCACCTACTTTTATTTAAAATTGTGCCCCTTGGGAACAGATTTTTATAGTATAATGAAACACGTGATATATAGTCAAAAATGGCAGTAAAAAAAGAAAAAGGCGCACGGAGTAAACGACCTCAAAAAGCAAAGACAGGCAGGAAGAGCACTAAGGTAAAGATAGAACAGGATATTGCACTGAGGAAACTATTTGACAAAGATGGAATGACTCCATGGTTTGCCTCAAATGAAGTTAACTGTGGATACGAGTATGCTGTGAAGAAGTTCAAGGAATTTGGTCAGCAACTCTCGGATGCAGAGGAAGAGACTTGGATTGAACGCAATACTAAGGTGAGAAAGAGAGCCCTAGAAGGACTTTCAATTCAAATTAAAGATGCAGAAAAAATTGTAGAGACAGTATCGAAAAGACTAGTTAAGACGAGGGATGTGCAGGAATCACTCATGGATACGGTAGTAGAGGATATAGAAAAGACTGAACTTGGCGAAATAATAGTTGATGCAATAGGAAGATTGGATAGCAAAGTAGCATTTGCAATATTCAGACAATTATCAAATAATCTAATGATGTACAATAATTTTGGTGTCTTAGTTGAAAGGATACAGAGACAATTACAAGGGGAACGCACATTCGTGGCAGAACTACAGCAACAGTATGACGGAATAGAGATACTACCACCACCAGAGGCAGTACTGGATAGAGAGATTGAGAAAGCTATTGCAGCAAAGCACGAACTGTTCCAAGTTAATGTGCCACAGCCAGAGATGAAGACATGACGTTAGAGAAACATGAGAAATTTACTCAGGTAATACCAACAACTCATCCACCATCTCTCATCTGTCTAGCCTGTCAAACATTCAAATGTGAACATGATGAAAAATTAAAAATACTGTTACATTACATTAACTGTCATGCAGATGTTTGTGCCTATGAGTTTAGCAGTGAACAAAGAGAAGCTTACGATCAAGCTACAATGGATGTGTATCTAGCTTCACAACAGATTTTTGGATTGAAATCATAATGTTCGGAAGAGTAACCATCTACGTAGACAGTGAAGTAGCTACATCATTCCAGGGAGACTTGGATCAGTGGAAATATAGAGAGAAATTCAAAGTACCACATATTGGACCAAAGCAAGTTTCAGTAGAGGAAACACCAGAGCCACAGCTAGTCCCTCATAAAACTATCACACTAAAAGTATCAGCAAATCTAGTTGGGTTCATAGATGGTGTGCCGTATCTGTGCCTCTTCTGTTACAACTATGACAATCCTACTGTAAAGCAAGAGTGGTTGGATGTAAACATGGCCAGAGGCCAGATGAGGAATTTACTCTAATGGTTGAACTCTACAAATCTCTATCTAGTGGCAAGGTTCATCTAGTACAAGGTGGTTACATCTGTAACGGTGCATTAGGCAAAGTTAACCAAAGGCGTACTAGTTTATTTGGACTAGGGGCAAGCTTTCAAGGAACTAGAGATGAAATCACATGCAAAAACTGTAGAATGAAGTTAAATTGAAAAACAACTCCTTCTTGATGCAGAGGATCAAGACCAACACAGACTATCTGGAGAAGAAGATAAGCACAGCAATTGCAAGAATAGCATCACTAAGCACACTGTATCTGCCACTAGACATTCCTCATGACTTGCAACTACTCTACAACGAGCTTGGCAATCCCTTCTTCAACTCACTAACCAAGGAGCAGATTGTAATGCTTGCACCACTGCAGATGAGAATATGGAACCTACACCTAAAGTTCAAACTATTATTAATTTTAAAGTCACAAAAGATTGGTATCTCATCACTCTGCATCCTAATCACAATCTATCATGCGTTAACTGACTGTATGGGAATGGAGCTAATCATCCAAGCACAGTCAGATGACCAAGCAAAGAGCCATGCCCAAGACTTTAGAAGAATTTTAGGTGGTTCTGCAAAATATAGAGACTATCTAATCACCAAGGACTTTACACAATTAGGCCTGCTGAGGGATGAAGTAACAAAGGTGCATACCATCTATCTGCACAATCCAAAGAACCCAAGAATGCCAACCAAGATTATCATTGTTGGAATGTCCCCTGGAGCCTTATTATCTCACAAAAGAGTTGCATTCATCTGGAGTTCAGACATGTCAATTTCTCAACTAACCTCTGATAGACAGAACCAAGTCTGGGCTGCAATGTTGAGTAGACGTGCTAACAGTCAGGGACCAGTTATTGTTGAATGCCCAGCAAGAGCACCAGCAGGTCCCATATATGACACTTGGGAAAAGTACGAGCAGAAGCTGATTGATGGAATAAAACCAAATCCTAACCAAGACTTTCACTGCTTCAAGTTCAAGTACGATCTAGGACTGCGAGATGGATTCTTTGATGAAGAGTTCATCACATCAGAAAAGGAGAGACTCGGACCACTCTTTGGCACGTTCTATGAAGCAGACTTTTTTGCATCCGATACCGTATGGTATGAAGAGGGACATTTCAAAAACAAGACTGATCAAGCAACTGATTTATTCTTGCAATTCAATACACAAGATGATAGTGTTAGTAACTTGACGGATGATTGAATTGAAGTACAATGTGTATTGGTGGCTGATGTACAAGCTGTTTAAAAAAAGAAGACCCATACCTAAAGATTTTTTTGATTTTGATGAGATATACGCAATATCTGATGTTGCTAAAGATGAGTTAGGGGGAAAATAATGCACACATGTAAAGGAGTCTGTGATAACTTGGCAGGTTACAGAGTAGGCACTTCTCGCCTTGGAATCTACTCTGTAAAGCATGGTTGGAAGAAATGTACTGTCTGTAATGTAATTACCAAAGGAGAGGAATTCAGATGCTTGTGCTGCGGAAACAGGTTTAGACTAAGGAGTAAGACATGACCTACAAAACAAAATATGGAAGAGAGTATCATTATTGTGTAGAATGTAATCGCAAAGATTTTACTTTACAAAAAAACTGTCCTATTTGCCACTGCTCACAAAGACTTAGTCCAAGACAAAACAGATCAAAGACGGAGTTCCCAAGAATATGAAGATTAACCAAGCAAACAAGATTGCAGGATTCGTACTATTTTTACATAAGAGGAGGCAACTGAGAATATGGAATTAGTGACTCAAAAACAAATCAATAATTTCTGGAATAAAGTTCTATTCACTACTGACTGTTGGGAATGGCAAGCAAGTTTAGATAAAGATGGATATGGGTACTATTCTACAAAAATTGGTAAGAGAGCCCACAGGTTCTCCTATCTTATTCATAAGGGTAAACTAGATCCTAATCTTCAAATAGATCATTTATGTAAAAATAAATCATGTGTCAATCCTGATCATCTAGAGCAGGTTACTTGTAGAGAGAATCTAAAAAGAGCAGAAACCCAAATATCAACTATTAACTCAAAGAAAACTAATTGCAAGCGAGGACACCTATTTTCAGGTTATAATCTAATTGTTAAAAAAACTGGTAAAAGAACTTGTAGAACATGCAATAATATGACAAATAATATACGAAGAAGAAAACAATATAACGACAGAAAAGAAGAACTTAATTTGCTAAGATGTGTGCGCAGATGGGCTCTTAATTTACTGTCAATGGAGGTGGTCATATAACATGGAAGAGAAAGTCAATCAACCAAACAAGATTGCTGGATTCTTCCATGGAATTGTGAATAGACCCAGCTACCAAAGGAGATTATTACACTGATGTAGTGCATGTCCTACCACTCAAGCCAAAGATAGATTTGAACCGCCCAGGAGTAGAGTTCAAGTGGATACCATTCCTGTGCGGAATAATCCGACTCAAGAAGATGGATCCTGATGACATGATAGATGCACAAATCAGAGAGTTCAACAGGTTCCCACCAATGATAGCTAAGATTGATACCTCTAGGGAAGACTTTCTCACAAATGCGTTGCAGCGGAAATATGGCGAATCAAAAATAATGCCAGTTAAATTTGTAAACTCTGGCACATCCAACACAAAGTTCCATCTCAAGCAGATTGGATATTCCTACATCAAGTCTGGGTATGAATGGCCAAACGACCTAAAACTAGAACAGCAAGGATTCACCAGATTTGCCAAGCTACTGCGAATCCTCAAGAAAGAGATGATGCATGAGCTCGTCACAAAGACTGACACTGGCAGGATATCATTTGGGCATCCATCTGGGAAACACAACGACTTGGTGCATAGCTGGGAGATGTCCTTGGATGCAGTGATGGAGTTCCAACAAAAGAACCTGGGATACGAAAAAAGACGCAACGAGCAGAAGGCATTTGAGACTTCACAGGATGACATGTACAAGGAGTATGATCTAGAAGAGGAACCAGAGGGCACAGTGCTTGATAATGTAATGCCTCACTCTGCATTCAGGTTGCCATACTAAACTTTTATTCTAGTGGAATTAACTAAGAATGCTCGGACCTAGTAAGTTCTAAACTGTTGCCCTGTACCCACATGTGTAACTGCAAGGCAATTTTCTTCTACCCATTATCTTTATTTACTACATGTGCCCATTATGAAACAAGTCTCTCAGAACACAATAGCGTGAACTGGAACTCGAGCTTTTCCAAGCGATAAGAGGTTTCACTGAGTAGAAGGGAGATGCCTGTAAGAGGAATTAACGCTGGGGTTGTTGGAAACATCAACGGACAAACTTGCAGGCTTTCAATCATTATCTTTAATTAGTAAGTTACAAAACCAATATCATTGACTGATTTAGTTATCAGAAATAGAAGTCCATTCAGTGGCAACTCCTCCTATGCCGATCCTGTTGTACAGACTGGAGGAATTGTAATTGATGAAGCAACATTTGGTGCTGGAGCCGACACGGATAGAAGGTACAATGTCAAGGGACTGGATGATGTCTTTGTCAAGATTATTAATGAGACTGCAAACTCTTTAGATTTACAAATTTTAGCAACTCAGAAGGAATTTCTAGATGTTGATGCAAACTTGGTGGTTGCAGACTTTACCCAAGAGATTCTTGCAACAGTTGCCGTAGTTACAGGAACACCTAACCTGACAGACATTCCAATAAAGACACCAAAAATTACAGCTATCCTAATCAGAACCAAAGAGACTGTAGGTGGAAGTGATACTACCTATGGAGGGATTGTAAGTGCCAACTAGCATTCAATTCGAGGATGAGGAAACGTACAATCCAGATGAAGATGTTATTGAGAATGCAAGTGTGGATTATTCACAATAACAAGCAACAAATTGTATTTTTGCAAAAAATTGCAATTCAAAGGTTATGAAGCTTTTTCCATCTTGTGTTGAAAAGAAATATGATTCATCATTTTCGTTTAGTTTGTGAACAAAAGAAAGACTAGAAGGATTTTCACTTGTAACTATTTGATGTAAAAGGTTGAATAATTCTAATTTTATGTTTCTGTCTTTATTAGCAAATGCTGTGTCATATTCATCATTAGAGTCTATGGAGAATGGCATTCTTACTTGATTTCTTGATGGGATTTAAGAAAGCTCAATGCAGAACCATGATGAGTCACTTTGATTTTTCCAGATTCAATTCCAGCTTTTATTCTGGCATGTTCTTTTTTGAGATTTTCTAAACTAATCTGAGTGCTCATAAATATATTTAATATATTTATTATAAAAAGGGGTGCATTGGGCACATGTATAATACTACTCAGACCACCAATCAATTTTTTGAGCCTAGACACCAACCGATCAGTAACACTCAACATTCCCACCTAAGAGGTAACAGCACCTTAAAATCTGGTGCACCCCCACCTTTTTCATCCACCAACTGACTGCTTGCATAAACTCAACCTCGGTTATCTCTTCATCATAGAGTGCACGCTTATCACCATACCAAGTACCAATCTCTACACTGTAATATTCATCATGATAATATTTCCAAGTTTCCACTTTGATCTGATTGTCTCTCCAAGAATCATAAAATATTCTGTAGAACTCCTTCTTTTCATCGTTAAATTCTAGAGTCTTGAAAAATTTACCTGTGAGAGATTGCATTACCTCTACTAGATCTGATTCCTTTTTAGCTTCTGCCTCTCTATAATTTCTGTCTTTAATTTTTTGTGCTTCCTCTAAAATTTCTTTTTCTGCTACTACAGTTAATGGCTTCTCAGACATGTTGATACTAGGGACGTGCCCTTAATAAAAGTAGTGCCCTTTGTACCCTTTTATACTACCACAACTACCAGATTACATGGAATTTAATCTAGATGACTGGCCAGATGACGGGACTGACTGGGATGGAGTACATGATCCAGCTATGAAAATCATCCTTGACAATAAAGCAAAACTAGAGATAATTGAAAAATATGCCCAGAAGCTAATCTACATGCAACCTGCGATATCTTGGCAGCTCAAGCAAATTATCAGAAATGAGCCAAGAGCAGAACCACCCAAACCAAAGCCCAAAGTTGAGGTAGTATCACATCCCAATTCTGTTACCTATATTGTCAGTTGCTCTAAATGTGACTTTGAACAAGTACATGTTGAGAAATCATTGGAGGTTATCAAAAAATTCCATGAAGACTGGAACCAAAAATGGGGTCTTGCGAAAATGATTTGTGTTCATGATTATCAATACAAACTAGTTGAACAAGGCTCAAGCTGAATTACCCTTCACCAAAACTCTTTAAATGTAGAACTAGCTGAATAATTTGTTTGCCTGCTAAGAAGTCTGCCAAAAGAAAATCTGCTAAACGTAAGAAATCCGAACCTGATGATCCCTACAAGAATCGTCCCATGCTGAACATCACATCTCTAAATGCTGCAGAGAATGAGTTTGACTATTTCCCACAATTATCTGACAAAGGAATTCCAGCAAATGAGCAGAAATTGGTTACTAGTCTGAAAAATGGTTCCTATCAACTATTGATGTCATCAGTTCCATATACTGCTGAAGTTGACAAAAAAAACAGATCTTTAATCAAAGCAGAGCCAGAACCAAATATTTTTGTCAACTCTGAGAAAGACAAGTTTGATTACTCTGCTGAAATTTATCAAAAGCAGAGACAACAGACAGATACCAGAATTGAACAACTAACCAAACAATATGAAACGAGCAACATTCCTCTTCGTCCACGTTACTATCACAATCCTTTACAATACTACGACCACATACTTTTGGCAGATGGTTATGTCAATTCTTTTGCTGGAACCGTCATTGATGCATACACTGACTTTATTATGCCAAAGACTCTCAAACCAGTTTTGAAATTACGTCATCCAGAAAAACATGGCGACAGTCAAGCACAAGCAAAAAAAATTGAAGCAAATTCTTGTATCATTGATAAATTAATTCAAGTAGATGACTGGTACTCTGACAAGGGCAGGGAAGTAATTGATCCATTCATGGATATGCCAATACAAATTAAATTCAAAGCACTAATCACACAACACCTTACTTTTGGCAGAGATGCACTCGTCTTTGAGCATTGGGACCATCTGCCAAAAGTTACAGTAGATGGAGTAGAGTATCCTGACATTCCAAATGCTGTGAAACTTTTGCACCCAATTGATATGGGAATGATAGAGATTGACGAGTACACATGGAAACTTGGTGGCATCTACATCTACAACCAAGTACCATTCATCCCAGCATCTCAAATGCTTTACCTAGTTAACAGGTATGCATCTCCACTAATCGGTTCCTTCTATTACGGATTCTCTCTGTTACAACGTTCAATAGACCCAGTGCGAGTGTATCGAAGAATACTTGCACAAAACTACCAACAGTTCATCCGAAGTTCCTACAGTGGCATGGGCGCATTTGTCTTTGACAGTAGTGGATATGATGAGGAAACACGCAAGAGGATTAGAACTACAATCATAAATTCCTACAAGGCAGGTGAGGTTGCAGTAATCGACTATGCCAACATTAATGACTTTAAGTTCATGGAGATGAAGATTAATACTGACATTGAGGCACTAATGAAAGTGCAGGATGCAATGGTCAAGATAATAATTGGAATTATTGGAATGCCACAGAGCCTAATCTATGGAGAAGGGGATGCCAACCGTTCTACTCTGGTGGGAAGAATTGTATCATTTATCAACAATCAGGTTACACAACTACGAACCTCCATTGGAACTCAAATTGCATTACAGTGGTACATGCCCAACTTTAGAATCTTGTACAAAGATACCGAGGAAGGCAGAAAACTCCTTAACACATTCTATATCGATGTAGAGTTTGAGGAGATGGAGCTGGAAACTCGAACCGAGAAGGTTGAGAGGCTACTGCTAGAGACTGAACTATTCCCATACAAAGCAGAGCATATTGGAGAGGAACTTGGTGAGAAGGATTACATGAAAAACATTGACACTGAAAAGATGAAACAACAGGATGAACAGAAATCCATGGGTGGAGCACCATTTGGTAACAAACCATCTGGTGGAGGAGTATTCACTGTCAAAGGTCCTGGCGGAGAAACAGCTAAGGTAAGTCAGCGTAACTAATGGCTCAAGAGTTCCATCCAGTCATTAATGTGATGGTAGCACCATCCAAAGTTTCCAGAGGCCAGATGGTCAGCATCAACGTCAATGTTAGAGAAAGCACCACTTTACAACCGATGCCGTTTGACAAGCTCTACATGGAGATAATTGATTCCAAAGGAGTTCCAGTGTGGCCACTGTCTACTATCGAAGAGAACTCTTCCACTGTAACCAAACTAATCTCTACTGCCGAGATGGAGAAAGGAACCTACACAGTCCGTATCACGCCATCCAAGTATAGAAGACCAATTGGTGCTGCAAATTTTGAGATAGAAGATACAGACATGACACTAATTCCTCTGATACCCCTAATCCTTTTGTCTGTTCCATCATCAACAATGCAGGAAAAAATTGAAAAAGAGTTTGTAGAGCCACCACAAACTCCAAAGATTGCTTGGCTAATCTATAGAACTGAGAAGGATTCCAGAGTCTGTCCTATCTGTCTGCCACATGAAGGCCAAGTGTTTAGGCCAGATGATCCCAAGCTAGTTAGAATTGGTCCGCCACAACTTGGAGGAGACACACACTACAAATGCAGATGCCATTATGATTTCATTACAATAGAGCAGGAGCAGAGACGGCTCAATGCAAATTTACAGTTTCAGGCAGAGCAAGCATATAATGCGTATCTAGTAGCCAGAGCATTCTGGGAAACCTTAAAGATTACAAATCCTACTAGGAGACAGTCATGATATCTAACTGCCAGCTAATGGCATCCTATGTAATTAAAAACAAGATACAGCACTATCACGGAGTAGTAGAACTAGAGTCCAAAGAGGATCTTGAAATTCTCAGAAAGTTCCAGGGAAAGGAAGGATTCTTTATCAAGAAATTTTTAATCAGTGACAAGTTCAATGCCAATAGGTGGAGAGTAACCTGGGATGCAATTCTGCAAGATGTTGAAGGCTTTGAAGGCCAGCCAATTGTACTCACTCCAGACAAAGATCATCCAGCAGTGTATGAGCAGGATGATTACAAGGTTGGTGAGATTCTAAAAGTTGAGATTGATGAGATGTTTCATAAAGTGTATGGCTATTCTGAAATCACTGATCCAGTTGCTCAACAGATGATACTTGATGAAGAGATAGAGTTTGGCAGTCCAACAGTACTGGTGTATTCCGAAGAGACAAGGGACGAGGTTGACCTGGGAGATGGCAGAATAGAGACAACTCTGCACAGATTCAAAGCAGCCCAGGATGCACTTGTTGGCAATCCTGCATATGGCAAGGAAGTCGATAACATTCCAGCAGTATGTACTGGTGATGGTCCAGGGTGTGCAATGAAACTGCTCTCAGTCAGTGCAGTAATTAATGATGACAACACCAACCAGTTGACTATCGTACCTTTTGTAAAAAAAGCAGTACGTAGCAGATACTCTTCCGAAGATCTCAACATTATAGTTGGAAAGATACAGAACGCAGTAGAAGCAGACTTGGATTCCTGCGTGGAGAGAAAGATAAAGATTCTAGCTGACGAGCATTCAGACTGGTCTAATGATCAGGTTGTTGCAGTAGCTTTCTCAATGTGCAGGGAATCAGGGATGGAAGCCGAGTTCTGTACTAACGACTTGGATAATCTAACCAACAAAGAGAACTCTATCAAGGAGAACTTGGAGAAACTGCGTAATAAACTAAATTAATTTTTTTACTGCTTCATCTAACACTGTAACTTCAATGTTTCTCATACAAGTTTGATTTGAATGAATGGTACTCCAATTATTACCCCCAAGATATTTACGAATAACTCTATCATCGAATTTTAAATGCCTAAATCCAGGATAGATGTCTCTTGGATATTTTTCTGTATCTACCCAAACTCTAATCACTTCTTACCATCTACCATATACTCTGTAGGAATTACAATTTGTTTAGGAATCTTCTTTATATCCAAACTTCTAGCAATCTTTCGTAGTCTCTGACGTTGCTTCCTTGTGGTATTGTACAGAAGTTTATCTGTAATAGTTTGTCCGTGTGTCTTTACCCTCATTATTTCACCAACTCCATGAACAATTTTCCCTTCTCTGTAACGTGGTACACCATAACAGATTTGAACTGTCTGCTAATGCCTCTTCCATCTCTTAATTTCAAAGATGTATCAATACCAACAACAAACTCTTTTTCCTTGCAGTAATTCAGATACCTGAGAACTGCATTTCTAAATCTCATTCTACTCACTCTGCATATCTGTGAAAAGTGGATGGGTTGTATTGTTAGAATTGTCAATATCTCAGTGATTCCATCTAATGCAGGACTAGTGTCAAGGAAGCTTGTGCTTCTGTGTTTGATTACCATCATGATAGAACCTCAATATACTCATGTAGCTTCAACAAAAGTTCCTTCTTCACTCTGCGTATGGTGGGACGTGGGACATTCAATCCCTTCTCAACAATTGTAAATATCTCAGTCTTGTCTTTGCCATGATTGTTGTCAATGGCAAACAACAATGCTTTCTCAATCACTTCATCCTGTGTCAGAACAAGTGTCATTTCTCTGATTCCTCTATGATAAATCTTATTAGATCTTCTATTGTATATTGTAAATTACATTCATCCCAAGGATCTAATTCCTTGCCATATTGTATTTTTTCTATTGTTTCCAAACATTCTTTATATATTGAAACATCTGTCTGATTTATTTTCTCTTGTAGTTTTAGAGCAGATTTTAATTTTCTCTCTCTTGCTTTTTTTGATGGTGAATTCATATAGGTATCTTCTGTAAGTTCAGGATCTCCTCGTCTATATTCACTCATTTCTTCTTCAACTTCTCCATTGCAGCCAGTGCATTTACTGCATATGCAATTCCCAAGTTAGAGTACATCTGCTTCTCTTGTCTAATCATAACGGTAAGATCACTGTTTGATGGTGCTGTGATCTCCTGGTGTTGTCTCATAAAATTTTGTTGAATCATTATGGTAGTTTTCTGCATCTCTGCCTGTTCTGGTTGTGTGAATTCCACATTGATTGGAGGTTTCGAACCATCTAAACCAGACATTTATTTTTTCAACTCCCCTTTGATCCTATTGTACTCAGCAATAGCATCCTCCCCTGCATTTTTTACACTAATGTCAGACCTCACTTTTACTGTCACTACTGCCTCACCTTTGGCATTTTCTTTGATTTCTACTGTGTGCTTCCAATCATCTTTATCCTTGACAATTTCTAAAATTTGTTTTTCCATACAAAGTCATAAACCCCACACTATAATAACATTGTGCCCATTGGGTACATTTTATATAAAAAGACTAGGATTTTCCATTCAATCCTAATGCTTCTACATAGAATTTTCTCAGATAGGGACTAGTCTTGAGAACCACATGACCAGCATTTTTCTTGATCTGTTTGATCTCAGCTCTTGTAAAATACACGGCTACATGTACCATCACTTCTGTTTTGGCTTTAGTTGGCACTACAATGACTCCCCGACCATTTCAGTTACTGACAGTAATAAAACATTTTGGTTAAATAGATACACGACTTTAGTCAAAGTAAGAATATGCCTCCATCACTAGTAGAACTCTCAGCTAAAGTAGATGAGCTAACTGGTCAAGTAGATGAGAAGGACAAAGAGCACAAGGATGCTATGGAACACATGGATAAAGAGCATAAAGATGCCATGCACGAGATGGATGAGAAACACAAAGCAGACATGGATGAGAAGGAAAAAGAGTCCAAGCATGCTCAAGATGAGGAGAAGGAAAAGCATGATGCAGTTCTCAAAGCAGTTCTAAAAGCCATGGAAGAGGATGACAAAGACAAAAGAGAGGCACTAATCAAATCAGCAGTCGAAGTTCCTCACAAAGATGACGAGCACACCCAAACTGGAAAGAAAGCAGAATATGAGAATGACGAGGAAAAGAAAGCAATGAAAGCACAGTTAGCATATCAAGATAATATTATCAAAAAACCAAAGTTACAAATTTTACAGGCAGCGTATGAACAACATGTAGATAAATCTAAACTTGCAGAATACACCGCAGACTGGAATAAAATGACTCCTCAGCAATTAGATTCAGCTATTGAAAAAGCCCAACCTGTCATAGAATTGTCAGGAGTTAAAACTACACCAGAACCAATTGCAATGGGTAAAGGTTACGGTACAGAATTTACAGGTTCCATTAATCAAGAATATTCAGCCAAGGTGGATAAGATGACTGACCAGGAGTTGTTTGCTTAATGCCAGTTCTGTTAGAAGGAGCAGTCAGGTTCCCAACATCCTACGAGCCATGGTATGTCTACAAAGCAAAACTTGTTGCCGTACCAACTGCATACCAATTCTTGGATGTGCTAGTTCCAGATGCTGCAGGAGACTTTGATAGATTAGAAACTAATGATGCTAGTGTAGCTCTTGGATATGCTTTTGCATTAAACAAATTTACAACTGGAGACTTGGAAGTACAGGTAGCAGTCCCAGGAAGTGCAATTCCATTCATTGTAGCTGCAAGTGTCAGACCAACGGCATTAGTTAAATTCGCTTTTGCTGCAACAGTTCAAACTATGACTGCTGCTGCTATTACAGATATAGATCTAGGTAGAATAATTGGCAGAGCACGTAACCATCATGAAGACCATGAACAGTTACGAGTTTCAGTTGCAAATGACATCATGATAATTTTAACGGGGACGATCTAAGTTGGGTGACGTTCAACAATACACCTTCTTGCCAAAACTTGGAGCAGTCTATACTGGTTCAATTGATGATGACAGAAACATTGGATTTGAGAATGAATATCTTGCTTCCTTTGATCCAGTAGAAAATCCAATAAATATCAAAACCCCCAAAGCAGAAGATGCTGCATATCTAGCAGCAGCACTTGAGGGCGTAACTAACACAAGTTACAAACTCACCGAAGTAAAACAAGAACTTTCTGCGGCCAAGAGAATCCAACTCAAATTAAACAACATTAAGAGAAAATCCAGAGGCAGATATGATGCTTCAATTGTCAGGGAACTTGCACAACTTCAACAAGAATATCAAGCAGCAGTTGTAAATGGTGACAACACCAACCAACTAACTATCGTTCAGTTTGTAAACGAGATTGTAGGTCACTTGGAACAGCCAAGTTACATTACTACAGCATTCAAGCACATTGCCCTTGATAGACTTCGAGGCAAGATTCCAGAGATGGGCTGGCCTGCAGTTAACATCCAAGTCCAGAGACTCTCTGAGCCAGAGATTAACTACACAGAATACGGACAAAACGAATTCAGAATATTCAGAAATGATGTACATACTTATTCCAGCAGAGAAGACAGACTGGAAGCAACCATTGATCCTTTCACTACCTCAATCGCTCAAGGCCAAATCCAAATGACAAGAGCCAGAGAACTCTTGGCTCTCAAGGAACTATCCACTCTAGTTAAAAGTTCAGTATTTGGTGACTTGCCAGACTTTACTGCTACTGGAACAGAAGGTGTACCACATGCAACCAATGATGCACCAAGAGAATTTGTAAACGTCTATCTACAACACTTCAACCTATTCTTCAACTACATCAAATATTGGATATTCAACCCACTTGACTACAAAGATTACCTATCCAACTGGTTCTCCTTTGCATATGCACAGACAAATGCACCAAGAGGATTTGGAGTAGTACCATTCAAAGGAATGGAAGAATACGGTGGTGTTGCAATCATCTCTCCATATGTACCACGAAAGACTGTCTATGCACTTACCAACGAAGGTTCCTATGAACTCGATGGACCTTATGTAGTGGACTCTGAATACGATGCTAAGAAATTTGCTGATTACAACATCATTCACGACTTTATTGGCTACCTCATAATGAACCCAAAGAGATATGGTGAGAAGTTACTCATTGCAGGCACAGGTGGAGAAGCAGAGATAACCACTAACAAGCAAGTCTATGACAAACTAAAGCCACCAACTGACATCGTAATAAAGAACGCGAGTGCCTAGAGATGGCAGCAGTAACTAAAGGCTCAAAGAATATTTGGCCAGAACTAGCAACAGGAACAGTTCCTGCTGTAGCTGTGGATCCAACAATTACAGTCCCATTACTTGAAGTGTGGGAACTGGAATCTGTAGAAGTACAGTTGGTAGCAGATGCAAACGTTGCAAACCGAGACTTGCAAGTTATCATAACTGATTCCACTGGTGTGGAAATAAGTTCTGGACCTATTGATGCTACAAGTATCACTGCAAGCCAAACTGTAACCTATCACTTGGCACAATATGCTACAGTTCCTGCTGATACTACAACCAATCACTTTGATGCAATTGCAAAGAACCCCAAAGTAATAGTTCCTCCAGGAGGAATAATCAAGATTGTAACTGCACTATTACAAGCAGGAGATCAATACACGGCAATCAAAGTCATAGCAAACAAATTCTCTACTCCTAACTAGCACTATAATCTATTTTTTTTAACCAACCACCTTTTTTATCAACTCCATCTAATGAGTAGTACCTCATTCATTAGTGGCGTTAGAGCACAAATCGAGGAGAAAAACCAAGTGCAATGCTCAACGCCATTTTTTATTTAAAAAAAATAGAGATTACTCTATTATTATGTAATAGAGTTGGGTTGCATCAGCAGGTATTGCTCCACATGCTACAATAAACGAACTAGCATTGGTATCCGTTACATCACATCCTCTGGCAATAGGTACTTGGCCATTTGTATGAAGAAGAATAAATGATGATTCACTGACGTTTGCATCTGTAACATTGAACACATTACGATTTATTCCATTTGGGCACCATCCAGGTTGAGGCGGATCGGCATCTTCGCAAGAGGTACTGTCTGTGTCATTCCTAATTGTGAATTGTATTCTATCTGTGTCAAACTTGTCAGTCTGAAGGTTAGCAATGTCTGTCTGCATTCCATTTTGTTCAGTCTGTTCTGAGATCTGTGTCGTAATTGTACCATCAATTCGAGTTATCTGTGTGTGTTGTTCGTCATGAAGATCATTGATTGCATTACAAATGTCAGCGAGAATTCCCATACCGCCAGTACAGGGTTCATCAAATGCATCAGGCAAGTCAAGTGCTCGTGCCGTTATCATGCTTCCTGCAACAATCAGTGTTACCACTAACGTTGCATAGAGTATTTTCCCATTCATTAGCAGATCGCTAGATACACAATATTTAAGTTTATGAAGAATTATTAATAAAGCATGGGTATAACTCCAAAATTAAACACAATTACTCCCAAATTGAACACTGATTCAGAACCTTGTGCCATCAAACAGCGCAAGGCAGGAATCCTAATTCCCCAATGTCCTCCTCACAACACTATTGAAATCGATGGGAGTGCTGACTATTATCTATGGGCAAACTTTTCCAGGGAGACTTACAAAGCCACTTATGATTTACTCTTCCCAGAGGACTGCTAATGTCAGTAGCTGACTACGTTCCAGAAAAGTATGTAACAGTAGATGATGCACTGAAGCATCTTGGTTGGACTCAGCAACAGATCAATGACATTGACGCACCGACCAAGTCAAGATATGAGAGATGGGTAAGAGAGGCCAACAATATTGTTGAAGGATTTCTATTCCAATACTCTGATGCCATCCCACTCAAAGAAGGTTCCAAAGAACTAACTTTCATAAAGTCCGCAGCATTGAACTGGGTAGTCTACAAGAAACGAGACAAGAATGGATCCAAGAATGCATCTGCTGCAATGAAAGATCATGACAGAGATCTAAAGATGGTTGAGACTCTATTAGCAAAAACACCATCCAAGAGATACGAACCTATCCATGCCATAACAACTGATTCCACCAGAGATATCATTCCACCATACTCTCAGACTCAGGGATATCCACCAGACCTTTTGTATTAAAATAAATAGTAGACAATTGATTAAAAATTATGGTAGTAGTTGCCGAAGGAGATCTAGTACTGGTAAGGGGAGTACCACAGATTTTCTTTACTGCTACTGCACTTCAACTTCCTGGAGTCTTTGGTGGGAAGGTTGATCTCAATGCCTTGGCAAATGCCAGTGATGAAATAGAAATTTCTCTTAAAACAAAATACACTGCCATTGGTTCTTTCCTTGCTGCTGAATCCAACAAAACTTTTCAACAAGCTGACAAGATAGCTAGAATAACTCCAACTGAAGAGCCTCATGGATATGAACTAACTATTGAACTGCTTGCAGCATCTCCATCTGCCAATGCAACACTTGCATTTTTGATATTGAGGACAGTAGCAGTATGACCTTACTAAGATTCCTGAATGTTACAACTTATCGCCATTACATTGCACAGTTTCTAGATTCCGTATTCCCACAACAGAGAAAATCTGCAATCGTACTAGTAGCTGATTTCAGGAATCCTCAAACTGTAATTGAAGTAGACTTTAGAACCATACAGGCGATTTAAATGGTCGAAGTCCAAATTGGCAGTAAAGTTACTCCAATCATAATCAAACCACGAATAGATGGAAACATTGTAACCCAGTCACAAATCAAGAACACCTTCTCAAACACGTTTGTAGATGATGTCTCCACACCAATTTCATTTACTATGGAGTCAAAGGTACGTGGACAACCAATAGCGACACTGGCTTGGGATCCTGCAAAGTCAACCGACAGTCAAATTTTCTTTCAACCTGCTGATGCATTCTATGCCAACGAAATAAAATACACTTTGTTGTTCTACTGGGTTATTACTACTGAACAAGTGTACACAAAGATTCCCATCACATTAGAAGTAAAGGATTATCACAATGAAAATTAAGGAGAAACAATGTCATTAACTAGTGAACCAGACTACAATGATTATGTAGACAGAATTTTTGATATACTATCAAAGTCTGCAAAACTTTTGCCAAAGACTGTTGGCGGTTCGGCAACGGAGCAGGATCTTGTCAACCAGATTATAAAATACGAGCTGCCACTTCCAGAAAATCCAAGAGAAGGTCCTGATCCTCCACACATCTTCATCACACTTCCACCCAAACCAACCACAAGACGAGAACAGCAGGGAAGAAACTCT